CTGTTGATAGCAACAGGCTCGACACCTAGTATGTCAGTGATGACAGCCTCGCACTCCTTGGTCATGCGTACATTCTCAAGCAGGAAATAGGTAGGCTTGAGTTCCTTTAGCAGTCGCACATACTCAAAGAATAGTTGGCTACGAGGGTCATCGAAATTTAATCTTTTCCCAGCAAACGAAAATCCCTGACACGGTGAGCCTCCGATGAGTAAATCTATTGACCCTAGTGATGCAGCCTGGATTCCCTGTACATCGCCAAGGTGTATTGTGTCAGGGTAGTTAGCCTTGGCAACTTGGATAGCATACTTATCTATCTCGCTGGCAAAGTACTTATCTACCTTGATGCCTGCACGTTCCAAAGCGATACGTCCACACGACATACCGTCAAACAAACTTAGTACATTCATAACAGCCTCCTATATAATTACATGAGTGGATACATTAGTCCCACAATAAAAGTTTCAGTTCCCTTGTAGACCATCCAGAACGTAGTGACAGTTCCGTAATAGTTACATTAGTGTAGTGATATGCTTCAATAATATCTTCAACTGTCATCGTTTATCTGCACTCCCACAGTTCTGATAGTAAGTCATCGAGTCCTAGCGTGTCGGTAAAGTCTGCCTGTGCGCTATCGCCCCACCAATAACCCTCGACTACATTAGAGCGAGTGTTAATCCATATGTTAGGGCCGCCAAATGCTACTAGCACCCTCGCACCTAAGTAGTTAGCCTTGCTGTCTACTACATACTCGATGTCGAGTACGTCAGACAGGTAGTCACTGGCACTACAGCCCTCATCCTCATCGTTAGGCTCATAGACACCTGTGCTTAGTTGTGTTGCTATGAACGTCACATGGTTTTGTAAATCTGCATCAGTCATTACTGCCTCCTGTTATAGTGTATTATATACATGAGTGTAGAGAATGTCAAACAATATTATGTATTCGCCTCCATGCAACCCATGTAATAGCCTGCATCTCGAATGCCTTTAACATCCTGCCATTGAACCGTACTTTTTTGCCTGCCTCTACATAGGCATCAGATATGGTGCGATATTCTTTTTTACCTACACTGTTTTTCTCAGAGGTTAGGCCTACACGTTCACCATAATAGATGTTCCGTGCATGACCATCCACTGTACAGCCATCATCGCCTATTATGTTGCCGAAAAAAGAGATAATCTTTTGACCATTTAAGATAGCCTTTACCTCTTCATTAGTTTGTGGCATGGCCTGTAATATAGACCAAGCCTTGTTTTTCATAGCGTGGTAGGTGCTTACCTTTACACTGTCAACATCATCACCATTGACAAATGCACACACTAAATCCCTGGAATTTAAAATATTCCTATCCCATTTATTGTTAGGCGAAAGTGCTGCGGTAACCCCCACAACGATATGCACTGGCACGTCATACTCTTCTGCGATTGCCTTACAGTCACATAGTGCTTTTGCATACCATGTCACACCGTGTTTAATCTCATCAGGCGTTGCCAATTTATATATTGCTAGAATGTTATTAAGCATCACATTGCCCCATTACTGTTTACATTGTACTAAATACATGAGTGTATTTAACAGGTGGCAAGGATACACCCTGCCACCACTTAAAAACACTAGGCATCTTCTTCCCAATAGTCTTTCTCGTAAATGGTGTATAATATGAATGGTAACCAGAAAAGGATTAGACCTAATACAAGTGATATCCATATCATCAGTGGCATGACATAGTTTATAAAGCCAATACCTGCAGAAAACAGACACATCATAGACATGCACATATATAAAAAATATTCTACACTACTAGGCATTGCGCTTCACCCATTGACCAGTTACAGCACAACGAGAAACAAAGAACATGCCCACATTTTGTGACCATGAGCCAATCTCGCCATAACGTGCAGTAGTACGTTTAAAGCCAATGTTATCATTACCAATAGGATTACGAATTACTTTTGACATAGCTATAGCCTCCTAAGCTTTTTCACCCTGCTATCATTAACAGGTGAGGAAGCACCAAGAATTTAAAGGGAGGAATACTGTAGGGAGTCCTGGTGCGTCCTCAACTGTCAATGGTAGACAGAATGAGGCTGCAACCCCCCAGCCCGATACTGCCAGCGTTAGGACTAGGGTTGACTGAGGCTGTATGTGTCGCTAGCTCATACATTTAATCGCTTGCGCCCCAACTGACAACGATATTGCCAACATCATAAAAGCTTGCCTTGCTATGGGCTTGCTTGCTTGCCGTATCAATAGACAAGTAATAACTAAGCTTGCGCTTGTTATTGAACCTTGGGTGACCGTAGCGTTTCCACTGTTAGAGGTCTAGCATTCACAAGGGTTCTTACTTCTTGCGCCTTTGATATTTATTATAGTAACCGAAGATATTATATTTTGTCAATTACTATTTATTCGTATTCGGTATTCGTATTCTTTTTATTAGTGGCTTAGCAAGGTTGTCCGTAACGCTTATGCTCTACATTTCAGCCGTTATCTTTGAAGAGGTTGTCTGCCGTGGCAGTGCGTCATTCTTCTCTGATGATTCTATTAAACAATAAATAAATAATAACGTCAAGTATAAAAACATCAGATAACGAAGATAATTAAAAAAAATAGATACAAACAAACAAACACACCAAAAGAAAACACCAAAGCAAGCTAGGTAATCGGATGTTTGAACGGATGCAATGCCAGATAGTACCTATTATATAGTAAGCAAGTGGCCTGCCGTGGTGGCCTAAGTTTGTTTTTTTGATAGTCAAAGACAGTCAAAGAAAAGGTAACGGGGAGCCTGGCTAAACTCCTAGCGTATATACCCCTTCAGATTTTTGTGAGTATTTTTAGAATGGGGTAGGGGAGGTAGGTACTAAATAACAATCCCTAAACAACCCCTAAACCCCCTAGTATATATCTATAGTGAACCCCCGGTATAGCTATAGGGGAAGTTTAGAACCACGAACTAGCTTTTGCCCTGTGATTACTGGTATTTACATGCGATAAGAACTTATCCAGTTCATTATCCAATAATTCACTCTTTCTTATCCTGATTTCACTGTCAGCATCTGCAGCCATTTGGTCTACCCAGTACTGCACAGCCATAGCCAACACGTCTAATCTATCATCGTGAGCCAAAGCCCCACGCTGTCGTGTTATCCTAGTCATCTGGTAGGTGAGCATGTACCTCATAGCCTTCTCAGGAGGCAGGTGCTGTACACTATCGTAGTCCTTCTGCAACACCGTAGGGTCTATAACAAGCCTATGCTGGTTCATTACAGGCTCTAGGGTGTCGATAATCCTAGCTTCCTTCTGCTTGCTGTGGCGTACCTCTTCCATAGACACAGGATAAATCTTGGTCATGTGAGGCTTCAGTAGCTCAGTAAACATACCGTCACCAAAGTTACTCTCAATCAACACAGCGTTGACCCTGTGGTCTTTCGCAAGGTTAGCTATGGTCTTCAAGGTGTCATCACTATAACCCCCAGCAATCCCTCCTGCTGCTGCAACGTGCAGGAATCCATTGAGCATCTTTACAACAGCGTATGCTGTCTCGTCAGAGCCTCTACCAGAGGGGTCAACGGCAAGGACGCTACCAGTATACTTCTGGCGGCCTACGGTGTCCTCTGGAGCGTAGAAACGGTCACCAGAGAGTGCCACGTTAGGGACACTATCAATAGGCTTGAAGATACCCCAGACCAGTTTCTCTGGTGCTGTATCAATGTCACAGGGGTAGACAATCAGGTCTGCTATTTTGAGAGGATACCTATCAGCATCAGACATGCTAGTATCAAGCATAAACTGTAAAGCGAAGCCGCTTCTACCATAACTAAGCTCTCTTTCTATGAGGTCTTCATCAGAAAAGCGTTTAGAGTCCGTAGGAGTCCCACTGACAGCCTCTCCTTCCTTTTCTAGGGTATCCCATAGGGAAGGGGCAAGGCGGCCACTGTAGGCCTTCTGAGAGCCTTCTACGGTGGGGTATCTTGCAGGCCATACACGCATCGAATAGCCACGTTCTAGGAGAGTGTTGTATAGTGACATCTCGTTCTGAGGTGTTCCAAGGTACACAACCTTACCATCTGGCTTTAGGATAGCGTCAAACTCCTTTACAGCTTCGCCAAGCTTTTCTCGCATCATCTGTGTCATGGAGTTGTTAGGTACTTCTACGTCATCAGCAATAATGATGTCGGCACGAGAGCCAGTAAGCTGGCCTGTCACACCCACAGATTTTACTGATGGACTACCTGCTGCTTTGGCAGGGGCTACGTCAAAGGCAATCTTTGACCATCGTTGGGTGTCCTTAGCTACCAGGTGCTGACATATAGGTAGCTCTAGGATAATCCGTTGGGTAAAGGTGGAGAAGTCATCAGCACGAGACTTCGATGCAGACACAACAAGAAACTTTAGCTCTGGGTCTAGGAGAAGCTGGTGTACGACATAGGCTGCCGTGATATAGCTCTTGCCCACCCCACGGAAAGCCTCAATGATGGCTCGTTTAGGACTACTCTGCAGGTACTCTGCAATGTCGTACTGTATAGGGGTGGGTTCTGGGAGGCCAAGGTGTTTCCACACTAGGAAGAGAAAGTTTCTGAAGTCCTGCAGTTGAGCAGGGACTTCCATCTAGTTAGCCACTGCCTCGAATGGCAGGCTCTCTAGGAGGTTACCCATAGGAGACTCAGCAGTTATAACGTCTAGGCTAGCTCCGTTGTCTTTAAGGAACTTGACTGCTACTGATAACTCAGAGGCTGTTGCTTCGCCACTCTGAACACGAGCTAGCAACTCTTGTGACACAGCATCGTGAAGTGTTTGTAACTGGTCTTTCAATCTGTTAGCTCCTTGATTATTCTTTTGTAGTATTTGATTAGACCTTCTTTATTTTTCTTTTTGTCTTTTTTATCGTTAGGTTTTTTCAAATACTTTGCCCCAGGAAAATTTATAGATTGTCCTATGTTTTCATCACTCATTGCCACTCTCCAGTTCTAATTTGCTCACTAACTTCTAATGCTCTATGTCCAACTTGACTTGCCCACTTACTCTTCAAAAATTCTTGCGCTGCCATATCGTAGTTTTTGGCCTTTAGCAGAGCCATTGCGTTTACGAACTTGGATACTGTTCCTATCCCTACGTTGAAGGTGAAGTTGATAAGGGCTGCGAAACGTACCTCGTCTAATTCCAGAGTCCACGGGAAGCGTTCCTTCAGTTGGTTGACTGCCCTCTCTATGTCGTTTTGTAACAGCATCTCTGCTTCTTTTTCTGAGATACCTACGTCTTCTAGATTGCGTCCAACACCTATTGTAAGCTTGCCTGCAGTGCATTTGTATGGTTCTAGCTTTAGCCCTTCATGTCGTTTTAACTGTTCGATAAGCTGGTTCATGCTTTTTGTTTCTTTTTGTACTTATCAGTTTTAGGAAACCCAGCTTTCATATTGGCGTAAGCAGCGTCAGAGATTGTTGATTTAGACGCAGAACGGCTAGTGCCAGCGGCTTTGCGCTTATTAATGTTTTTATAAAGGCTCATTGTATTTCTTTCTGCTTGTTTAGAAGACAGTTACTTCTTCATTCTGTAGACTATGTTGATTGCTGTATTTGCACACACAGCTAACAAGGTAAGTACTTGTAGAAAGATAGCTATTATCTCTAGTTCCATGCTCTTCCTTGTGTCAGAAAAAGTTTCATTCTAGCCATCTCTATCTCTAGTTCCTGAACTCTTTTTACAGTATCCTGTACTTCCTTTGGTGGCTGGAAATCGTCAATCCAATCATCGTTCTCTTCGATTTCTATGAGCATCATCTCTTGCTCATGCTCAAGGAAGGATATGCGCTCTGTCAGCCCGAAGTAGACCCAGACGGACACGGCTGTAAAAGCAATCATGGATACTAGGTTTCTGAGGGGGATGGTTATCTCGCTACCCTCATTCAATCTTGTAATCTGTCTGGGCATTACTTCTTGCCCCCGAACATCTTAGTAGCACCCTTGATACCGAAGGAGGCTGATACGATTACACCAAGGGTATATTTGTACCATTCAGGTGTGAGTGCCAACGCTGCAAAGCCACGTTCAACGTACTCGACAGTCCACGGCAAGAAGCAGAGTAAAAGTGGGATACTGAACAAAATTGTAAGGTATTCGTCTTTCCAGCTTCCACTGGAATTTTTTTGTGCAGCAACATCCCAAGCAATTTCCCCTGATATTTGTTTTTCCATTAGGCTTGTCTCAGCCTCAATCTTGACCAATTTTTGCTTGGCCTTAGCTTTCTTGGTTTCCATGTAGCCGCCTACAGCTTC